TTAGTTCTCGTGGAAAACATGGCAGTGCCCACAATACTTGTTGATCACATCGTTTAAGTTGTGGCTTACCCTGCCACACTTCAGGCACATAATCTGATCCTGACCGGTCTTTTCGCTTCTCGACAGTGAGTATGTCTTTATCTGGCTATCTGCATGAACCGGTTTCAATTGCTGGTGTTCCTGCATGGCTAAAAGTAGTTATTTTGATGTATAACGAAAAAGCCCCATTGATGGGGCTCATTCTTTTATTCATCTTCGTCCGGATCTTCTTCCTCTTCTGTATCATCTGGCTGCTGCATGCGCCACCTGAAGGCATCCCTGAAGTATAGGCCTGTCAGGAGGTGGAAGAAGAACTGACTTTCCTCCACGGCCAGTTCCTGCTCTTTATACACATCCAGCTTTTCTTGCTTGGCCTGGTAGATGTAATCATATAAGGCAACGGAGAGCTTCTCTACGTTAACGCCTCGGTCTTTCAGGAAATCAGGCAGCTTGGGTACCATATACCAGGGCGTTTGGGTACAGTTTTTCTATCATAGTCAGGTGGTAAGCGTCTTGAGGGTAATTTGCCACCTTCTTGCCCAGGGTAATAGGACGGGATTTGCCTACGCGCACATTCTTGTACACATAGATCTTGTTCTTGTAGAGATTAACCGTGAAGAACGGTTCGGCCACCGGCACTGCTGCAGCGCGGGATGGAAAATTCGGATGTTTTAGCATAACATTTGAAAATAAGATTGCCCCGGTAGAGGGGGAGCTGCTAAAACATCCAGTGGATTATTTCCGGGGCCATTACTGGCACCCGACTCCTTCTACCGAGGCAACAATATGGTTAGAAACCGTTTGTCTCTAAAATAAAATTGCCACTCCAAAACCATCAGACAGGTTTAAAGTGGCGTCCGTACCACTGAATGTTTTAGCGTTTCAAAAGTGCAGGTTTGTTTTGAGATATGCAAACAGGTGGCAAAGTTTTTGAATAACTGCTTCAAGATTGTGGATAACTTGAACAACTTTTGTGTTAGCTTTTGTGTTACATTTGTAATACATTTGGTTTACAAGTTGATTACACTTTGATTATAGTTTAGTAATTAACACTAAAGCTTACTATGGCAGAACTTCAGGAATATCTGAAAATAGAAAACGGCAAGGGTCGCATCAAGATGGGGCTTAACAGTGTCGTGTTTGAAGATCATGGCTATTACATAATCTACATACCATCCCTTAACATTTCGGCTTATGGCTCCTCTATGATGGAGGCCCAGGAAATGTTTGAAGTAATGATAGATGACTTTTGCGAGAACCTGTATAGCTTGAGCGAGGCAGAGCGCACCGCAGAACTGCGCAAGTATGGATGGAACCGCAATCCATACTTTAATAAGAGGTTTGAAATAAGCCAGTCTTTTGTAGATAAAGAAGGATTGCTTAAGAATTTTGAGCTTTCTGAGGATACCAAGGTTGAGGAGAAATTCTTAATGATCGCGTAAATGGGGAATCACCGACCGATCCCAACAAAGTGTTGGGAGGCCTACTTGACATCCCTGGGTTGCGCTTACAATTCTATCAAAGCCTCTCACCATAAATGGAAATGCCCCGGAGCACACCGCTCCATCATTTTCAGGGGAGCAGAAAAAGAGATTCCTTTTGCCCATATAGTTACTAACCTGCAGACTCTGGGTATCGAAAAGAAAGATTTTTTGGAGTGGGTGGCAGCCAATTGCTAACCTATAAACAAGTAAGCCACCTACAATAGGTGGCTTACTTGTTTTAACCGGCCGCATCGGCCCTGACAGCATCGATCTCCGCAGCGGCATCCTCAATATCACTATACACCACGTAAGCACGCTGATTCCGCGGTAGTAGCTGTATAGCGGTTCTGACCGCCCTCAGCTCCCCGATCATCTCCGCATAAGTGGCATCGCCCCCTCCTGCTCCAGAACTTACCGAAGGCACCTGGCCTGTAACGGCTCCATCAGCAGCATAGATGCCGCCACTGCGCATAATGGAGGCACCCCCACGGTGCAGGCTGGAATCAAGCAGGGCATCTATCACGGGTTTGTTGTTGGCATAGGTGTTTCGGCTCAGGATCATGTACGGCTCGCCAGTCTCCCACTCGCCCAGGTACTCACCGGTGGCTCCGTCTACCATCTTGATTCCTCCGTTGCTGTGTAGCTGGCCAGCTGTGGGCACGCCTGCCGTGGAGTTAATGGTGCCCCCGCTGGCAAACATCCGCTTGGCCGATTTGATGGTCCCGCCAATAATACCACCTTTGGCAAAGGTTGGTATAGGCGTAGCGATAATTTTGGCGACATTCACTGCAGCCATTATGCCGGTTGCGATCTGAAGCGGGACATTAGGGGCTGCTTTGATAACTGCAAGTAAACCTGCCATGGTCGCATCTGCAATCTTAGAAGCCTTCTCATCCTCAGCTGCTTTCTTCTTTAGAGCTCTTGTTTTAGAATCATAGTTTGCCTCGATTGCTGATTTCTGCCCCTCATACTGCTCTTTGCTGATTTTACCTGCTTTATACTCTGAATCTAGGCTTGCCAGTCTACGCTTTTTATCTTTCTCCAGCTTGGCCATCTCTCGATCATTGGCCACCTGTTTAAAATCAAAGAAAGCGCCCGTAGCCTGCTGCATATACTGCAGATTCTGGGCATCTATGGCACGCTCGTTATTGTTGCGCTGCTCTACGTGCTGCGTGTTCATTTCCCCCTTGCGTGCCAGGTAATCAGCATACAGTAGCTCCTTTTCTGACAATAACGCAGCCTCAGCCTCCAATTCGTAGTTTTTCAGATCCTCTCCGGAGAGTTCTAGCGTCTCGATGTCCTTTTGCAACTTATCGGCAGCACGCTGCTCCAAGGCCTGCATCTCAATCTCATACTCTTGGTCCAGCAGGTTCTGCTTTGCAGCCAACAGGTTATCTTCTGCCTGCCGCTGCATTTCATAGCGCCCTGTAATGCCAGCCTGGGCAATGGCAGACTTCAATGCTTCCTCAGCTCGCAGCACCTCCAGATCAGCGCCGGCCAACGTATATCGGTTCCGGATATCCTGAATCTCGCGGGCAGTCTGCTCGGCCAGCTTCTTCTGATCATCTGCCCGGGCTTTCTCAACTGCCGCCACATCTCGGCTCAGCTGCTCCTCGATCAGGCGCTTTTGCTCGGCTATCTGATCCGCGGTACCCTTTGCCTGGTCAATTTCGCGCTGGGCGTTGGTCTGCAGAATGGCTATTTTACGATCGTACTCATTTTGGATCAGCTCATTCTTCAGATCCTCGATGGCTTTGGTAGCCTCCAATTCTAACTTCTCGCGCTCCTTGGCCTCTTTTTCTGCCTGCTTTCTGGCTTCCTCAGCGGCTTTGTCCCTTGCTTTCTTCTGTTCAGCAGAAATACCATCCGATTTCTTTTTCTCCTGCTCTACTGCCTGGGCAACTTCTGCCTCCGCCTGGCGCTGGCGCTCCTGCTTTGCCTTCTGCATTTCGGCATTATAGGCATCTTCAAATGCTTTTGATACATCGGTACCAAAAGAGGCATAATCCGCTTTCACGGCATCCCAATCTCCACTAAGAGCCGCGGACACCATGTTTTTAACCTTGCTGAAGCCCTCTGTGAAGGCAGCTCCAAATGCGGCAACATAAGCTGGTGCATTAGAAAGTACCTCAAAGATGGTCTGTACCACCGATACCAGGTTCCGAAGCTGGGCCATGGCCACCGGTGAGTTACGCGCCATATCAATAAGTCCGGTAACCAGCCACCCAATAGCTTTATAAGCAAGCTGCAAAGGAATTGTAAGTAAATTAAGGACTGTTGTGAAGCCCTCAGCCCAACTTTTGGCGGCATTACCTTCCTTACTCACCAAGCCTGCAGATTCAGCAAGCCCCATCAGGCTGTTCCATATTTTGGCAATAGGGCTGAACATCTCTTTAAAAATGCCCACTAAACCCACCAGCAAAGTATAGAGAAAGGTCAGGCTGTCGTTTGTGAGTACTTCTAAAGTATTACCACCACCTTCAAAAGACTTTGTTAGCTCATTTTGAGCAGCTGCCAGATCTTCTGCTGACCGAACGAGATTAAGCCTTTGCTGTGTATAGATATTGCCAGAATCAATGACATCATCCATGCTCAGCTTCATGTCTTTCAACCCTTTTAGCACTTCAATCCCAACGTCCTCACCTGGGCCACCAAAGACATCAGCTATAACTGTCTGGGTTTGTGCTGCTGTAAGCTCCGTATCGCTAAGACCTTCTGAAATTAGCTTTAGCGCCTGTACTGTTGATATCGACTTATCATTGATACCCTTGAACAATTTGGATGTAAACTGCTCTCCAAAAGCATTCTCCAAAGCCTCTTGGGTAGCCGGTGTCTGTTCGCTAATTCTTAAATTGAACTCTTTGATAACATCAGCTCCTTTATCTGCGAAAACCCCAAGCTTTGTGAACTGATCAATGGCAGCAATCATACCTTCTGCACTGATACCTGCGGCTTTAAAGTGAGGAGGGTACTCCCGCAGTTGGTCTAAAAATTCACCGCTGGCATCAGCACCGGATATAAAGCCTTGTTTTATAAGATCAATGCTTTCCTGCTGCGAAATGCCCATCTGCTTTGATAGCGCATTAGAGGCAACCAGCACCTCGTTATAGTCTTTATCGAAAGTCTGGGCAACGGAGCGTACGGAAACCGTTAGCTGGTCAAGTTCCTCTCCGGAAGCGCCTGTTAGCTGGCTGATTTGGGAGCGCAGCTCCTCAAACTCCTGTGTGGTCTCTATTACAGCCTGGCCGGCACTGATCACGCTGTCAACCACGGCTTCCACCCCCATCTGAATGCCTGTGAAGGCAAGCGCCTTTTGGGCAAACCCCATGAAGCCGCCCCCCGATTTCTCCAGTTCATCATCAACGCCTTTGATCTCTTTCCGAACCTCGGTCAGTCGGGCATTCACCTGGCGCAGCTCCTTGCTCTTGTTTATGAACGACTCAGTACCAGGGGTCAGGTCAAGTAGCTCACGGTTCAGCTCTTTGCTATACTTGGTTAACTGGCGTGTGCTCATGCCTGTTATGCCAAGCTGGCCGCGCAGATCAGACATGCGTTTGTCTACTTCCTTCAGCTCTTTGTTCTTATCAATATACTCCTGAGTGCCTTTGCGCATCTCTTTGAGTTCCCTGTTAAGAAGCTGCTGCTTACGAGTCAGGTTATCCAGTTCTGTTTTTCCCTGGTTACCATCAATCTCCAGCTTTACCTGGACGTGATCCTGTCTAACACTTGCCATTTAATACCTAATTAATGTATGAATGCACAACCCGAAATGCCTCTTTTCAGGCTGGAATCGTTGTTTGAGACTAAAAAAATGTACAACTGCACTAAAACTTTGCGACACCTCCGATCACTTCACCGGTGGCCTCCTGATACTTGGTAACCACATTGTCTATCAAGGGATCAATCATGCCGTAGAAGGCCTTCGAAAACCATTTCTTTGGCTTGTGCGTGTTCACAGCCAACTTATTAGCTGCAATACCCCAGGCAATGCGGTTGATGGCCTTGCTCTGGTTGAGCGGCATAGTGCCTTTGTTATAGCCAGGCACATAATTGAACTTGGAGAGGCCGAAGTACTTTACAAACTCCTCTATGGCCTCAATAGGGGGCATCTTCTTATAGGAGAGCGCAGTCATATCCTTCATCCTGCCCGACTCATTAAATGCCAGGTACATGGCCTGCGCTCCCGAGGCAGTTTGCTGTAACACTTCCTGCTGCAGTGACTTTAGCAGCTTCTCGCTCATTACGACTTTCTTCCTGCGGATCTCGCTGGCCAGGCGCAGCACTACAATTCTTGCCCATTCCTCCAGCTCCTGGGCTACCAGTTTATCCAGTTCCTCATTTGTCATGGCGCTGCTGCTTTTTATTGTGGAGGTAGAGGCAAAGCGTGTTCATGTTGGTAAAGCTCACTTTATCGAAATCCCCGAAAATGCCCATCTCCGCCAGCTCAAAGATCAACGCTACCCAACCGATGTCGAAACCACCGCCTGAGCCGCCCTCCCCGCCTTTGCTGAAGATGTCGTAGGTGTCGAACACGAATCGCTTCTGCTCGATAAAATGATGGAGCACCACGACCTTCGTGGCAATGTCCAGGCCTGCAAACTCAAGCGCCCTGCGCTCGGCTATGGCGCCGTTATACTTCTCGCGCTCCACGCCATCCCAATCAGGGGTTTGCATGGCCGCTGCTGGTTTGGCCGGCCGGCAAAGCGTGGCCACCAGCAGATCCAGCATTTTCGGCTCAGACGAATCTACAAACTGCTTCAGGAACAGGTCGGCAAAAGCAAACTCAGCCGCCATCATATCATCCAGGTTCTGCTTTGGCAGCAGGTAAACCTGATCTTTAAACTTGAACTGGCTTATTTTAGAAGTACTGAGCGGCTTTTCCCATACCCAAGAGGTGAGCAAGAGTAGGTCGTAGCGGTCATCAACCGATAGCTGCATCACATGCTTGCGCTTCAGCATTGGCACCAGAACCTCCAACAGGTTCAGGCGCACGCCGAAGTCTGTTTTGTCGGCATACAAGAAAGGTACAGTACCCAGCAGCTGCTTAACATCCAGCTCCGGCCAGTCCTCGGCTATCGTATAGCCCCTAGACCCTATCCTGAATTTTATCATCTATGTCTAGTAAGTCAGAGCTTAAACCTTGCAGGCGTTCCTCCGGACGCTGAATGCTGATAACCGGCATCTGCACCTGTACTTTACCTCCGCTAAGCCATTGCTTCAGGAGCAAAAACACGATTATGGCCACCAATGCCCCCTCCAGCATCCAATTCCACCAGGGCGTTTCCTTAATGATCCTGGGTTCACTTTCTATGACCGGGCAAATTACCTCAGACTCAATTCTGACGGTATCGGGCACTGTTTGGCAGTCTACCTCGAATTTTTGCTCACTGGTCCGGGTAAGGGTAGCTTTGGTTTTGGCGCCTTTCGACTGTTTGGAGCTGCCCACCTCCATTTTAAGTATCTGGCTCCTGGAAACATCAAAGCCGGTGCTGTCAGCTGGCAGAACCTGCTCAACTTTCGTCTTGACAGTGGTTGCCCCTGAATTATGTGCTGATTTGCCTGACCTGCAGGAGATAAATGCGCTAATGGCTAACAAGATGATGATCATCTTCAGCAGAAACCAGCTCGCCATCTTCAGGGAGATTGGCAGGTTCTGCGTAAACAGGTGCTTCATTTTGGTTGGGATTTTTATACTTGTCGATATTCTTGTAAAGCCATTCCGCTATTTTCTCCGGAAGGAAGCCCAGCAAGCTGGCGTTTTTGATAAGGGAAGTAAAATTGATCACCACAATAGGCGCTAACACTGCCTGCGGCATCCAAAATAGGGCAGGTTCGTTCCTGGAGAACTTATGGGCAAAAAACATGAAGGTCGTATAAGCTACCAGTGTGCCCAGCACCTTTTTAGCCTTCCTGGTCTCAATGCCTGCCGGTGATCGGTGCCCTACCCACATTCCGGAAAGGAAATCCATCATCACCAGCCCCATAACACAGAAATAGGTGGTAGCAGGCGACCAGATATGGGCATCTACAAAGGCTGTCATGCCGCCGACCACGAAAGCTGCCAGTTCTACCCAACCCGCATACTTGCGGTTTGTGGGCGTTGTGAGGTCTATGAAATCGTTTTTCAGTATCATCACACCCAAAAGCTTACAGATCCAGTGTTATCCATAGGCGTGAAAGCCTGCTGGTTGTCGGCAGGGTCTGCCTCGCTATCCTGCAGCACCGTGTCCAGGAAGCGGCGAAGATCTTCCATGTAAATTTCAGCGCGGGCTCTGGAGGCGCTTGCCAGGTTGCTGCGCTCCTCCATGCTGATGCTAAGGCGGTCTTTGATGCCATCGTTATCATTTAGCACCTTCAGGCCGCTGCCTGTGTGGGTAAAGGACAATTCCGGAACAGCCTCCACCAACGTATATTGAGCCAATGCACGCTTGAGCAGGCGAAGCGTCTCGCGTTGCTCCGGTGTTTGCTCGGCTGGCTTCAGCAACGATGCCTTCAGCTCCTGGTGCAGCTTGTCACCCAGCGAAGGAATGATGTAGAACTCTTCGGCACGCACCTGGAAGGGCTGCAGCGCCATAAAAGCGCGCCTGCTGTTTTGCAGGTTCATGTATTTGGATAGCTCCGAAGGCGTGTTGATAAATAGCGCCTTGCTTTCCATATAGGCCTCACTGCCAGCCCAAGTCGAGAACTTGTCAATGTTCCTGTCCAAGTGCGCTAGTGCCAGATCCAGAAAAGTATCTGCGTTGGTGGCCGTGGCATCCTCAAACTTGAAGTACGCCCACTGGCGCACAGGCCCGAAATTCTGGCCCTGCGACTCCGTTATACCTGCATCGCCCACATTCACGTTAATCATCGGCAGTGCATCGAGCATGGCATAGTAGGCGATGGATCTGCCAAGCAGCTTCATCAGTTCCTTTTGATCATCGCTGAGGGTACCTGCATCATAAGCCGCCTGCAGCTCTGTCATCAGCTCCGACCCGATGAAGGGATAGATATACTTGAACTCTGCCCCTTCGACAAAGGAAAGCAGCGTGTTCGGGCTGGTGTTCTTGTGAATGGTGCTGATATACTTCTTCAGCTCATCAATGGTCTTTATCAGCATGGCTATTGGTTGATTTTCACATTTTGGGTGCCGGTTGGGTTCACATCCAGCGTTGTTACTTGGGCATCCTCAAAGCCCCATACAATGTCTCTGTCAAAGCCGTTGATCTTGTTGCAGATGTGCAGGATCTCCAGCAGAATCTTGCGAGGCGTTGGCGTGCGGTAGGCAATATGGTTCTGGGCACTGATGCGCTTCTCCGATCCGGAGCCACCCATCTTACCGCCTGTATCGATACCAGCCAGTGATGGGTCAATGCCATGGCCAGAAGCGTGGGCAATGTTTGCCTGATCATTCACTTTGGAATAGGCATCATCGCTCATCTTGTTCTCGATAGGTTCGATTGTCCATCCAGGCATCGCCTTTCCGGTACCAGGCTCAGTGCCATACTTGCTCACGAAGGTTTTATCAGGGTTCTCCACACCCGAAAGCATATTGTTCATCTGCTCTGCCAGCCTGTATTCCTCTGCCCGCTTCTCTTTCTCTGTTTTGAACTGGTCGAAGTAGTTCAGCGGTATTTTGATGTGGTACTTGATGTTATACCCATTCTTCAGGCCGTTTTTGTGGAAAATCGGTATCAGGTTAGATACTTCCGTCCATTCGGCAGTACCCCACCAGGCGGCAACGTCATAGTATGGCTGGCCGGGAGTCCAATCACGGCCATGGTAAATGAACTCATGGTGCCGGAAAGGATCTCTTCTGTCGAAAGCCTTTACCTTGCTCACATCATCTGCCTTTACATTGCGCCAGGTCGGGTGCAGGTAGTAGTGCTCTATCCTGCGCTGGTTGTTCATGATGATCTCGGCACGCACTTCCGTGGCATCCCAATTCACCAGGTTCTCCACTTTCTTCTTGCTGGAGAGCGACACACCAGCAAAGTAGTTGTTGAAATAGCTGTAGTTGTAGGTAATGCCACGCATGAACTTATCCAGCTCCACCATCTCTGCCCAATCCTCCATCTCCGGAACTTCGGTCGGCTCAAAGATCACCTTGCCTTTGTCTGTAACTTTCCGGAACAGGCCAAGCCTGGTACCCAGCAAAAAGTCACGGTCGGTTTTGATGAGCTGAGGCTTTAGGTGGTTCTGCCCTACCAGCTTGAGCATGCGCTGCGGAAGCTGGTTATCCTGCCCCCACTTTGCTATTTTGATCGCCCCGGTCGTAGACCTGGTGTCTACTCCATTCAGGGTGTCGCTGTAGTTGCCGCCTTTGATCTCCACGACAGCACCGGCATCCTTCAGGACGTACCAGCCTGCAGCAGGAGCCTCAATGCCCAGCCTTCTTCGCTTACTTCCCATTAGTGCTGTATTCTGATGCCGTTAAAGTGCGTGAGCAGATGAATCTTGATGGAGAAAGGTTTATCGGTTTCCAGGTTGTGCAGCAACAGCACGTTGTTCTCCTTCAGGTTATAGCCGAAGGTGCTCTTTTCTGCAGCCTCCACCTTTTTGTAAATGCCGCCGGCTTTACGAACCGACTTCTTAAAACCTTTCTTGCCATCAGTTTTGCTGTAGCCAATCGAGAACACCCGCGGCTCGCCGCCATCTGCGTACTCGTTGATCAGGGCAAGTACAGCTACCATCTTGATTCTATCTTCCATCGCTTTTTTTAGGCAATGTTAGGCTTACAGGAGGCGTTTCGGCAGGACGGGAATTTTAGCGATTTTCCACTATTATCTATTTCGGGCTTAAAAGGCTGTAAAATAGCTTTTTAAGAAAATTTTTTGTTTTCTGATTATTACCTGACACACGTCGAGGCGCGCGCCCTTTATCGGGTCGGCAATTGCCAAAACTGGAAATTGTGAATATATGAAAGGGGGTGGTGGCAATTGCCCATGCCGTCGCTTGTGGATCCTCGTGGAATAAAAAAGCCCCACTGTGCAGTACAGTGAGGCTTTACAGAGAACCTTGTGGATTCTTGTGGATGGTAATTATCCCCTGCCCAGGAAGTACACCTGGTAAGTTTCCGGTGCCTGGTTTGCCAGGTGAGAGAACTTGCGGTAGATGATGTTGTCAAAGCAGTCCGATAGGTGGGTGGTTCGCTTCTGGTCTATCAGCAAGCGCTCACTGCTCTTGTCCTTCCTGTAGTCAGGCTTGATAGGAGAGTTGGTAATGGAGATTGGCAACCACTTGCACCTGTTCTGGTCCATCCGTATCACTGGCCATGATTTGTTTTTCTCCGAAAGCATATCGTTTATAAAGATGTGCTTGAGCAGGTGGTCAGGGTCCAGGCCCTGCACCATAAGCGTTGGCTCCCAGCCCTTCTGCCTGAGCCTGTCCATGATCTTCTCATAAAAGGTTTTGGTATCACCTGGTGATTTGTTGTTACCGTTTCTATCACCATAGATAAAGACCTCCTTGCATAGGTGGTTTTCATACTCCTTGATAAAGAGATCCGTCAGGGCATCTACCTTGGATACCTCCGTGTCCTCCTCAATGTACAGCTCATTGATAATGCGGTACTCGTTGCCCCTGTCCTGGCACACGATCATAGAGGTGAAGGCCGCGTTAAAGTCCCAGCTGGTTTCTATGGGTTGTTTAGAATTGTAGAAGCTGTTGCCTGTGGTCCATAGCCCTGTCTCCTCGTCCTGATCATAGGAGAAGGTTTTAAAGTTAAGGTGCCGCTCATCGTTGAAGGCAGGGTAAAAGGAGTTGGGCAGTTTGGTGAGGCGCTTGTTCATCACCTCCACATCCCACTCCAACTTAGTCATTTGTTTCTTTAGCTTGGAAAGGTAGTCAGCACCCAGTACTGCCACGTTATCGTAGGCAGTGGATTCTATGTACAGGTAATTATCCGGTTCCTCCTGTGCCAGCTCCTGTGTCTTAAACACCCACTGCCCTGATGGTAACCAGGGTGAGGAGGTGTAATCAAAGAAGCTCTGGTGCATGAAGTGGTTAAAGCGGTAGATGTTGCCCCTGATCATGGGCATGAGCACCTTATTCACCTGGTCCTCCTTCAGGAGGGCAGATTCATCGCAATCCCCTCCATCATAGTTACCACCACGGTTAGAATCCGGCCTATCCATAGAAAGCATCTCTATGGTAAAGCCGTTCAGGAAGGTAATAGCGTTTTCGTAGTTGCGCGGTGCCTGGTATGGCTTGAGCCAGTCAGAAGGCGGTTTTACGCCTACTACAAAGTGCCCTAAACCTGTTTTCTTGTCATACTCACGCAAACCAAGGGCATCCCAGGCATCCATGGCCGAAGGGAGCGTTTTAGTCAGGATTTGGTTGTAGGTAAGGCCAGCGGTGAACACCTTTGCCCTGGGCAGGTAGTTAAACCGCTGGTACTGCACATGACCGTAAACAGTGGACTTGCCCGAGCCACGGCCGCCAACGAAACTGCGCCTTTTCTGCCTGGCATTCAGGAATTGCACCTGTTTGGCGTTGACGTATACTCTCCGCTCCTTACTCTGCATCGGTATAGTCTATATCCTCAATATCCTGCCTCTGCTGCTCTTCCAGCACTGCAGGTTCAGTAGAGTAGATAATAACACCAGGGCGAAGGAACTCGCGTGGGTCTATCAAGTGCGTATCTGGTGAGAACAGGTCGTACAGGCGGCTTGCGTTTTCATAAGCCCTTACCATCGACTTGAAATCGCCTTCCTTCCTGGCCAGGTTACCGGCAAGCATGAAGTTCTCGTACATGATGTACTTCATGCCCGCTTTATCGACCTCGTTGACGCTTCCGAAGAGTTTGATGGAGTCACGGATGATGGCAAAGAGCTGCGACTCGCTCAGCTCCGTTTCCTTGCTCATCAGGGTTAAGGTTTGACCTCTGGAGTAGCCGCAGCACATCAAAGCGTTAGCCCTTCTGTACTTTTGCAGCATAGCCTCCTCCTGGGGCTTCAGCTCGTCACCATTGATCAGGTGTCCCCTGTATTTGTCTAGTTTATCTCCCTTACCAATCAGTTTCATCAAAAAAAATGCTTTGCCACAAAGAAGCGGCAAAGCATTTGGCCAGGGTAGGACGTTTTTATTAGATCAGTGGCAATTGGGCAATTGCCTTGTTTTTTTGCGCTGAGAGGGCAAAAACTATCGCATCATGGCGGTTGAGAAAGATTTTGGAACAATTAAGCCTATTCTTAGCGTTCACAAAACCGCCATCCAGTATGCTGATGCAGCCCACATACTCCGACTTGCAGATGATCTCGATACTGGCATGATCAAACATGCTTGGGGAAAACCGGTGGTGATCTTTTAGCGAGGTAAAGAGCAACCAGGCCTTCCGCAGCGCCTTGCTCAGGCTCAGCCCTTCCGTTTTACAGAATTGCCAGGCACATTTGAACAGGCGGCTCAGTTTCTCTTTTTTAGCTTGCATTTTCAGTGTCGTTTCCATTTTTAGAGCCTCCTTATAGTATGCCTTCGTCAGCAAAGCTGTAGTAGCCTTCTTCTGTCAAAATCACATGGTCCAGAATCGGCATGTCCATAAACTCGCCCGCCTGCTTCACTTTCTTGGTGAGCTGTATGTCAGCTGAGCTTGGTTTTGTGTTTCCGGATGGGTGGTTGTGGGCAAGTATGATGCTGGAGGCATTGGCCAATAAAGCAGCCTGCAGGATGATCTTTGGATCTGCCACGGTGCCGGCAACGCCACCCTTTGATATGATATTCCACCCTAAAACATGGTTGGCCCTGTTGAGCAGGATCACATAGAAATATTCAACATGGGCTATGTTGTCGCCATAAATCTTAGTGAGGTAAGTATAAATGTCCGTGGAGCAGGTAATCTTGGTTCTTTCACTGGGCTTCAGCTTCGACTTGTAAGCTAGTTCAACCTCAGCCAGCAATTCGCTTTTAGCAACGATTTTCGATGTGTACTCTTCTACCTTAGTCATGTGTGATACTTGTTTTGTGATACTTGAATGATTAATTGATACTTCGAATCACGCCAAATAAAACAGGCCTGTAAAGCCTTGACGAGCCAAATATTTTGCTTCCGAACGGACTTTTTTATCTATATTTGTCAGGGGGTTCACCGCCGTGATACTCGGTGAATCTGATTAATTGAATAGGGCCAGGGCGTGATACTCCTGGCCCTTGCCATTTAAAACGGTGCTGTGTTGTCTGATAGGTCAAGGTTTTCCTTATCCTGCATCATGCGTACGAGCTGCTTGGCAAAGTCATAGTTGAGCTTGTTGCCGGTGAGGAAGAAGTAGCGCTCAGCCAGGCGGTCTGCCCAGGTAACCACTTTATAGGTGTGAGCTCCTTTCGGGTGGGCAATGGCAAAATCGGCAATGTCCTGCGGGGTGATCTCCTTGCCAGTGATCTCGCTCATCTCCATGGCCTGCACGTCTATCGGCATGCCTTTCTCATCGCAGTAGCGCTTAAAGAACTTCTTCTGATCTACCTGGTTAATGTCGCCAAACCTCCTGAAGGAGACTTCCGGAAAACTGCGAAGCAGCTCTGCAATGTGGGCATCCAGCTCCTGCAGGTGATCTTCGTTGTGGTAGTAGTCCAGGTAGCCCTTTAGCACCTTCATCGGGTTTTCGCAGTCCTGCACCAGCCACAGCAGGTGGTCTTTCTCGTTCTCAGGTTCATCCGGATCAAACGCGGTGATCTGAGCCTCTAAAAATGCGATGGGGTTAAAGCCGCTGACAGCCAGCAGCTGCGATACCCTCATGTTGAAATGGCGCTTGCCGCATACTTTTCTGGAGTGGGCATAGTAGGCATCCTCACCGAGTCCGGTGCGCTCCATAAATGCTTTCTTCTTGTCTCCTTTTGCCATGTGTGATACTATTTTGTGATACAGTGATGATTAATTGATAATTCGAGTTTCTGCAAAAGAAACAGGCCAGTAAAGCCTCAACGGGCCAAATATTTACTCTGAGGCAAACAGGTCGGCACCTGGGTTAACCAGTGCTTTCTTGGCTCTTTCCAGGTACTCTTCCTCCCGATCCACCTCAGCCATGTTCTCCAGCCTGGCGCCTTCCTCAAAGAAGTGGGCAAGGCCTCGTTTCATGCTTTTGCCCTTCCTGGTGTGTTGGTCATAAGCATAATCCGGAATAGGTAAGTGGTAGTGCTCGTGTGTGCGGAAGTAGTGGATGGAGGCGTGGCAGATCAGCCTTGACTTCTGAGCCCTGCAAAGTGTGATCACTGCCTGAGCCAGGAACAGGCGTTCGGATGGCTGGCTATCTTCCTTCTTCTTTTTCTTAAAGTCCTGGTAAGTGGAGTATAGGGCATGGATGGTGGCAGGCAGAGCAGGTTCGGCAATTCCGATATCCTCGCTGCAGCAGACCCTTAGCCTTTTCCACAGGTACTCGTCAAAGCCGCTGTGGTAGAACTCAGCTGCCCAATACATGGCCTCGTCTTCCAGACCTCTCCTGATACTTTTCTGAAGGGCACTCGATACCTCGAAGAAATCATACCCTTTCTTTGTTTTTAATGCGTAACCCATTTAATTTTTGATTTAATTGAGTTCGAGTTTCTGCAATAAAGACAAGCCAGTAAAGCCTCAACGGACCAAAAAAATGAGAGAATTAACAAAACAGGAAAAGAAGATAATAGATCATATAGATAGGTTAGAAGAGGTTTCCATAAGCGAATTATTGAATGCAGAATTCTCCGCTTATAAATTTGCTATAGGCGGTTCTACTCTTCTCATTTACCCAAATGGGATGGCATTAAATCGGTTAGAAGGTTTAGACAAGAAAATTGTTGTCTACTGCATAGATTGTGTAAGAGTATTAGAACTCCTAGAAATTAACGGACTGCTCACTAGGCTTCAGTATCATCCAGAATTCGAGAAAAAACGATTTACTGAAACGGATACTTTCTGCAATGCTGCCAAAGAAGATAGACGAAAAGGAATCTTACCACATAAATTTCCTTACAGAGGAGTGGCGGAAAGAGTAGCTATACTCAACAAATGGACTTATCTTAAATCTGATTCTTTGAAAGACTTCATTAGGAATGGCTATGCGCTGCCAGGAGAGGCAAGGGAAAGAATAAATTTACATCTTGCCGTATTGGCTTTATTCTTAACAGTCTTGTTCAGTTTTGCCGATTTAGGTTTAAGCTTGATAGAGTCGGACGTGGACCTAACTATAAAATTAGCACTCTTAGCGATCGGCTTCGCTTCTGGCTTTGTCATTTATAAAGGCTACATTAAGAAATAAAAAAGCCCGCTGGGAATGCCAGCGGGCGCTTCATCTATGGCTCGATTAGTAGGTATCGAAGGGGTTGCACAGGAGGTACGAATCGAACGCACCACAGTCGGATTTGGAGTCCAACTCGCCAGCCTTGGGACATTCTCCTGTAATTATAGATAGGCAACTCGTATCGTTCTTACTGCGCTTGCGGGTCACTGCCGGCACACCCTTACGGGGATCATGGCTAAACCACTATCTACTACTCAAATATCCCAAACCCACTGAACTTACAGAACTCCAGTGGGTTTGGGATAGCAGAGGGCTAACACGCGATCCAGTTCTTTAAAAGTATGTTCTGGAGGCGTGTAATCAGCATCATTAAACAGCTTATTCATAGATTTCCTTTTAAACAGCCTTATCAGACCCTTCTCCCCTAAAGAGAATCTATAACCTCTTTTATAATATCTGGTAACTTTCTTCGGCTTTCGCATAGGTTGAGTTAAAATGGAAGTTTAAGCGTTTTCTGCCACTGGTGCTTTCGCTTGGCCAGGCCAGTGTCTTTCTTCAGCTGCACCACATCGCCAAAGTGATCCTTCAGGAAGTGGTAAGCCTTTTCCTCTGCCTCAATGTTCCGGAACTCCGACTGGCCACCCTGATTCTTGAAGGTGTTGACCGGCACAAAGCTAAAGCGCAGATCCTTGTAACAAATCCGGTGATGGTAGGCGTTCAGGCATGATATCCAGAAGTCACCGCACAGGCGCATGTCGCGTGGGTAGAACAGCTTAGATCCGGAGAGTATGCCTATCCAGCCCTCGATCATGTAGCCAGTAAGGCTTATCGGCTGCAGGCCATTGTAGGCCGTAGGTATGGCACTCTGGTTGAAACCGAACAGGTAGGCACCGGCCTGACGTGCGGCATGGGCCGTACTGATAATGATCTCCCGGGCTAACTTAGAATCAATCTTGGCCTTCTCCCCTGCCCTTTTATAAACGGCACGCATTTCCTTAATGTCATCATCCAGCATGAACACATCAGGGTAATGGTCCAGTATCCACTGGCGCTTGGCTGGCAGGCCGATCACCGAATCAGGATGGCAGATCAGCTCCACGCCTGGGTTATGCCTGGCGTAATCCTCTCGCTGGCTTTCCGGAATGCAGATAGCGCACCCTTCCACTGCCTTTGTGGTGAGTACCCTATCTGCCCGTTTGTGGCTTACGATGATGATTTTGAGTTCCATAAGCTGATAAAGTCTTTGGCAGTAACTACATGGCTCTGGCCTACTGCCTCTGATTTGTAACTTTGGCTTTTCTCCAGCTGCAGCACCTGCTTCAGAAAATTGCTGTCAATCTCGTTGCTGGAAATGATGATGAAGGCATCGTGCTTTTCCGAAAACTCGGCCACGATCGGATAAACCGGGTCTTCGCTTTTGGCTTTGCTGGCAGTACTTCCCTCAGCCAGTATATCATCCATGGCCTTTACATCGATACCGAGTTCAGCCAGATCCATATCAGCAAAGTCCTCGCGCAGGATCTCCTCAATCCAGTTACCTTCATGCACGTTGGATGAAAGTATGATCTCCTTGCGCTCCTTCTCGGTCAATGCCCTGTTTGGTACCAGCACGTCCTGCAGCTCCTCGCCACGCCCAAGCTCCATCAGGATAGCATGGCGCTTGTTAAAGCTGAGCAGTACCAGGTTCTCGTCACAGGCCGGTGCCTCAAACACGCCCAGCGTCAGAATCTTCTCCTCGAGTCTTTTCTTTTTCCTGGCATCAATCTTACCAAATGGGTTTTTCTCCAGTGGTACCAGGTTCTTCAGCTGGTGCTTTTCTATATGCCACTCAAGCGGCTTAATATCCTCTTCCATCTTAATCTAATATTTCCCAATCATCAAAAATCAAATCCTGATGGTTTGGGCTCCAGGGTATAACTGAGGCATTAATTTTAATAGCCAGGTAAGGCTCATAAGGGACCAGGACACCGAACTCTTTCTTGGCATGCTCTGTCACTGCTGGATAGCTATTGAGTGGAACCAGGTAAAGATAGTGGCCTAGTTCTTCCCAAAACTTCCTTCTAACTCGCTTGCCCTGCTTAAGGGCTTTTAATGCTTTACCGAAGTCCATTCGCTCGCCTCCTTTCTTTCCATGCCCTATAGGCAAAAACACCTACTACAATGAGAATAATCAGTAGCACTGGACCATATAATGGAAGTGTCACCCACCACCAAGACCAGGCGATAACCTTTGTGAGCTTCAGCACCAGGAATATCAGGAAAAGGAGTGGCCAGAAGCCAATACCTATGTTATTGTTTGTCTGAGCCATTACCAGCAAATTACAGTTTGAGCAGCTTTTTCGCAGCCGCGAATTAAAACACCTATGCTATATCCTTCACGCTTTAAGTCCTCAGCGTTAGTACCAAGCAGTTCCTCAGCTATAAGTATCGCCGTTGCTCCCAATGGGGCTTTTTTTTTGATCTCTGACTTAATATAAGTGTACTGTTCTTGTTCAGCTGTTGCGTGATACTCGTTTGTGGTTGATCTTGCTTTTATTGCGTCCATCATAATATCTCTATTTCAAAACCTACAACTATAGGGGTTAAATTATTTACAACTTTTTGTTAGAAATTATTTAGTATTAATCTTCACTGAATACCATATCCAACAGAAGGGCTATTATAAGGGCTATCCAACTAAAGGGTTGATCGAAAGCCCATATAACAATTAAGTATATGAAAGCGAACCTCATTACTCAGCAGCGTTCTCCTGCTCCGTTACTTGCTTCAGCTGCAGCTCCACAGTGTTCAGCTCCACTTCCAGCTTCGCCAGTTTCTCCTGCTTGGTAACATCACCTGGTTTCTTCTCCACTGCCTTCTTTGCTTTGCTTACCTGGCTGCGCAGGTTGTTGCGCTTCTTCAGCAAGTCGGCTCTATCCAGCTCGGTAAGTTCCGGCTCCTGGGGCTTCACCTGCTCAACCGGGAAAGTACCATGCTCTTCAAAATGCTTCAGCTTCTGGCCTATGGCCTTTCTGCTTTTCTCGATGGCCTCAATCTTTTCCACGATCTCCAGGCGCGCCTCGTCAGTTTCGGCATCGGCTAGGGTATTGGAGAGCTTGCAACGCTCGCTGTACAGATGGCTTCGCTCTATGACCAAACTATCATACTCAGCGTTGGCACCCGATTCAGGAACTCCTTTGCGGGGCTTCAGATCAATTACAACACTGGTGTTCTCTGTCTTACCTCTCGGCTCTGGATCGGGCTCAGGTTTGCCCAATACCACTGTTTTAAAGTCAGCTTTAGGTTTGTCTTTAAGCAGCTTGGTTAGCTCATGCTCCAACTTCTGTTTGTGCGCAAAGCTTTCGCTGCGGGATAGTGTATTTACCAGCATTCTGTTTTTGCAGTAGCGGCTCAGGAGCGTTACCCCTTCCTGGTAACTTCTCTCCTCATTTTTCAGGTATTCAATGATCTCTTCCATGACAGCAAAACTATGCGTGTGGCAATTGCCAGGTCAGGACGAGAAATTGCCAATAAAAAAACCCCGACCAAGGGCCGGGGCATTTCATCTATGCTTACTATTACTTTTACTTCTTTTTCCTGGAAGTGCCTGTTGTACTGGCAGGTTTCTCCACCTTCTCCACGTATCGGCTGCCAGCATGAAAGAGCTTCTCGGCCTGCGCATCTGTGATGTTGGCCAGGCTGATCAGGCCGAAGTCCGTCCTGATCCTGCCCAGTCCCTCTGCGTTCACCAGCTTATACTTCTTCAGCTTAGATCCTAGCATAGCTTACAGCTTAAACGGCAGGAGCAACCACATCCACCACCGGAATATCTCCGGAGTAGAAGTATGGCGGGTGGTTGTTACCCACTGTCAGGCCAAACTCAGCACCGTTCTTTTCATTGAACTTCTTACCAGACTTATAATCCAGTTTCGGTGTCAGCGGGCGCTGCAGATCGCCAAACACAATCTTCTGCCCGTTGGCATCGATCTTCACAGCGATGATCTCAGCGTTTGGCAGGTCTTTATACACCTTAGAAATCTCTGGGTTAAAGCGAGGAATATACACACCCACTGTATGTTCAAAGCTTTGAGAGCCTGGATCTCCGGAAAGGGTAAAACCAAAGTCACCGGTGTCCTGGGCAAAATCCCACTTGGCAAAACCTTTGCCTGCCTTTGGCACGATTGGTCCGGCGTAGGTTACGCCATCAGCACCAAGCTCCGGCCACTGCGTTTCATCCACGTCCACTTTGTTGATGATGTACAGCTCGGAGGTACCACCCGGGTTGGCGCCGCACTTGTTCTTGATAGAAGCAAACGAAACGCACATGCCCAGCATGGTGCTTCCGGAGCTTACCAAACCAAGATCCTGCACAAAATGCATAACTGCCGAATCTGCAGGTACGGCAAAAGCGGAAACAGCGGCTATCAGCATAACCACCACCGCGATCAATCCTAAGAATTTAAAGTTTTTCATTTTAGAGTTTGATATAAAGTTGTAAAAAAGAGCCCTGAGCTATTATTGGCTTAGGGCTCTTTTGCAGTTCAAAATTGAGATTTAGCCAGATGAATTAAGCCGCAGGCGTGTTAGCAGTTACCCACTCGCTCACGTTGTCATTCATCCATACTTCCTCCATGATCGCCACTTCAGGAGCTGCTTCAAAGTCCATCAGCATATCGATGTTACGCTTTGACTTCTCCACATTGATTGACTCCATACCGCCTAGCGAGTTAGTCAGCCAAACAAAGTTGTTGCGTGGTGTCACGATGATGCCGCCTGTACCTGCGATGCCTGGCTCAGGGATGATCTCGGTGTTCGTACCGTCAATGGTCACCTTCTTATACTCGTTGTTGTAGTTCAGCGAGCCGTAGGTGGTACGGTAGTCACGGTTGTAGTACTTAGCGATAACCGGGTCAACCAGCATCACCAGGTCTTTCTGTGCATAAGCTGAAGGCACCAGGTCAGCCACCTTCTCCACTTCTTCAATGGCGTTGGCTACTGTCACGGCATTAGCAGTTGCGATGTTGGCGGCAGCAATGTCCTTCTGGATGATGAACAGCAGGCCTTCCATCGTGTCCTTTGGAGTAGTACCATCGGCATTGTACTTGCCTTTAAATACCGCCTCCAGGTGCAGATCCTGCTTCACGCGCTTGATCACTGCATCAAAGATTTCATCTTGGAACAGAAGATCGTACACGTCTTTGCGGGCTGCAGCAGCCTTTACCTTGCCCAGGTAAGACTTGTACATGCGGGTAAGATCCGTATGCTTCATTGTCAAGTCCACTTTGCAAGGGCGCACTTTGCCGGTACGAGTCTTGAATCCAACTGCGCCTTTCGGGTTGAACTCATCTTTGTTGCCTGGCTGCAGCACAGAGTTAGTGAACATCTGAGTCAACACGATCTCATCTGTCACCTCATCAATAAGCTGCATATAGTTTAAGAAGCCCAACTCAGAGATGAGGATGAGCTGCAGGATCTGCTCACGGTACTGTACCGCGTGATCCTTTAATTCTGCTGGTAAAGCTGATAAATCTACCATTCTGTTTGTTGAAAATTAAGTGTGGCTATAGTTGAAAAAGTTAACTTATAAGTGAACTGGCGCCCGATTACTCAGCCTTGCCTTTGAACCTCTGAGCGTAGGCGTTGTAAGGAGACATTGCCTTAGCGCCCTGGCTGTTGCTTTCATCCTCTTTAGGGGATTTCTTGCCTTCAGCTTCTTTTTTCCACGTCTCCAGAGTGGATACCTGCTCTTTAAGGCCATCGCGTTCCGTGGTTAGCGAATCAACAGATGCTGTGGCCGTGGTCAGCTTATCTTCAGCAACCTTCTGAGCCGCCTCAGCAGTGGCAGTTGCCGCCTGGGCAGCAGCTACCGCCGCTTCAGCGTTGGCTAAGAATTGCTCGTCTACCGCTACACTCTCTGTGGAAGCGGAAAAAATGCCCATTGCAGTAAGGGCTGCAGACAACATTGGATAGTTGCTCTTAAAGCTTTCGAATTTCATTTCTGAGTTATGGTTTGATTTAGGTTTGCGTGATGATGAAGGCTTTGCCTGGGCCAGCTGAGCCGCCTTGCGAATGGCATCCTCCAGAGAGCCGATGGCATCTACCAGGCCCAACGCCTTGCCATCTTTACCGTTGAATACTTTGGCAGTGCCCCACTGCTTTTCGTCAGCCAGCTTGCTGCCACGGCCAGCCTTTACAGTGGAAAGAAAAGTTTCGTTAATGGTATTCAGATCAGCCTTAAACATGGCCAGCGCCTCTTCATCGAGAGCCGACATGCTGTTGCCCTTCACTTTATCCACAGACTTATCAGCAGTGATGTAGGTAACTTCCAGCCCTTGGCGCTTCAGGAACTCGGATTGGTTAACATGCACGCAGAGCGTACCGATGGAGCCAACCCATGATGTTGTTTCGGAGTTGATGAAGATGTGATCTGCCTGGCTGAATACCCAGTAGCCGGCACTGGCCACCAAGCCATCTATAAAGCCAACTACAGGCTTTGTCTCACGTGCCTTCTTAATGTCGGCCGCCAGATCCTCGGTACCATCCACTGCACCGCCAGGCGTATCGCCTACCAGCACTATAGCACCGATGTTAGGGTTGTTCACCGCTGAGGCCAGCCATGATCTGATATCCTTGGTACCATAAGAGCACATGCCGCCATACTTGGTCATGGCTCCACGCACCGGGATCAGCGCCACCTTTACCTCTTGCTCACTGTTATAGTTGAGATCTCCGGATGCTGCCTCAAAAACAGCAAAAGGGGTAGCCGCTGACACTGTATCAGCAGCCACCCCCTGTACTGTCGGTAATGGCAGATCTTCCTTCTTCTGTGATGTAAAGTTCTCAGTAGAGATAGAACCCTCCTGTACCAGTCGTAATACAGTAGCCTCTACTTGAGAAAAGTACCTGGACTCTAGTGCCCATGCGCGTGTGTCGGTGATGATCTGTAACATTGCCTTCGGTTATGGAAAGCAAAATTGTTACAGCCACAGGCGCATAGGTAGGACGGGAAATTTATAGCAACTTTATACTAAATAACTAGCATTCCTTCTGTCTATTCACCATAATAATCTAGTTCTTTCGGTGGTGTAATACTCATCATTCACCTCCTCCTGCACCATACATAGCGGTGTTTCGGGCAGGCGCAAGCTAATAAAGTTCTTTAGTGACAGCTTTTTTGGCGATCGGCATGGGTGACTTTTGCAAGGAGATTGCACCATATATATAAATTTTTATATCTTGCTTCGCATTCTTAAATATCCTATTGAAATATGAAAACAACCTATGCCTTAACCTTGGCGGTCGTGTTTGGCGTGCTCTCCTACTTCACCTCGTTTATCGTCACGGTTTTAGGCTTCCTGGCTGCCCTCCTGGCTGTGGTGTTCATGCACCTGCACCGCAAGCGTTAGCCCACCTGCACCATGGCGCTCTGCCCCCGCTCGCTCAGGGCACCTATGTACAAATCCCCGGCCTGCTCTGTAGAGTTCACCGTAAAGGTGTGCTGCGTCTGGAACACGTTGCTTCTGTCCGGCGCTCCCAAATCCGCTTCACTCGCGCCCGCCGTGGCCTTCCACAGGGCTACTTTGCAGGGCTTGTCCGTGGTCACGGTCAGGGTGGTGCCACTCAGTTCAAAGCCGATCACCGGGGCGGCTAAGTCTATGTAGCTTGGCGTGGATGCTTCCGAAATCGTGAAGGAGGCGGTGTTATAAGGCACTTCCACGATGAACACGTTGGCGCTCTTTTTCAGCACCTCGCCCACGGAGCTTGTAATATCCTTCCCGGCCAGATCGGTGCCGGTGGTATCTATCTTAATGCTCACAGGCACTGTCAAAGCCTCCGGCAAGTCAAAGCTGTTCCACGTAAGCGAAACTGTATTACCTGAAACGCTCACCGCCTGCACCGCCTGCCGTGTCCACATATAGCGCAGCGCCTCTTCATAGCCCGCGTAATGCACATCATAAGGAGCCAGCACCTCCCGCACCTTGGCGTACATATCCCGGACCTTCGTGCCTGCCGTGTGCCAGTGCATGAAGTCCTGAAAGAAGCCCTTGCTGTTGACCGTTTTCAACAATTCCTGCTCCAGATAGGCAAGGGAATCCGCATAGGTGCCGCCCGAAGGGATGCCCAGAGAGCTTACTCCTGTCTCGAAGTCGGCAAAGCGCGTGGCACTTGCCCTGTTCACGTAATCCAGCCGGGCCGTCTTGTTGTTCGGCAATCCTGCACCAGCACCGTAAGAGGTGTTACTGTCGCCGGACGTGCTGAAATAGGAGTTCCTGCCGCCCAGAAAGTAAGGCTCGTACACCTGCGGCGTGTCGTTGCGCCCGTTGCGGTAAGAGAAAGTATAAGGCGCTTCTGTGTACTGCGATTTCTCCGCCTCGATCAAGCCGGTCAGTTCTGCCAGGTTGTTGCTCCCTGCCCCGCTTGCGCTGTCCCATCCGTACCCCCCCCCTGAAATATCATACATTTGCTGGCCGTGGTTCGGGTAGCGGTCGGGCTTGCTTTGCCCTGCGGTCACGTTGAACACCGCCGCCCCGGCACTGCTCCAGGTGGTGCTGTTGTAGTCGGGTATGAGCTGCACAGACGAGCCGTTGTGCCAGCGGTCGGTCTGGAAGTAGATGCTCTTTTCCACCCTGCCGAAGCCGGTCAGGGTATTATCGGCTCCGTTGTAGCGCGAGACAAAAGCGGTGGGCTTGATATTATACTTCATGGCCCAGAACTCCGAAGGGTACTTGTTTACTCCCAGCGTGTCAGTGTTCTGGTTGAAGGTCATCACAGCCCCGTAGCGGTGCAGGCTAACGGAGGCCAGCATCTCGCCGGTCGGGTTGGGCTGCTGTACAGCGCCCATGCGACTGAGCGAGCTTAAAAACAGTCCTAAGCTCATGGTGTCGTTATTTTAAACTCGGTGGTGTACTGCGTTCTGGTGTCTCCTACAGGGTTCATGCCTAACATTGCCTTTCTGGTGTCTGCTATCGCTGCCGTAAGGGTATGCACGTTATCCCACGTTACACCGTCTGCATTGAGCTTAAAGAAAGTAAAGGTGCTGCCAATGCCTTCAATTCGCCATCTGCCGTTTAGCGGAATACTTGAATCTGTATAATTGGCCGTATTACCCACCTTTTTGTAGAAACGCGCGTTACCGTAGGTGTCCGCCCTGGATAACACTGCGTAGTTTGCAGAGTCCACGTCAAAGCCATAGTAAAACACGTTAGCCGTGTTCGCTGAAATAGACAAATCAAACTCTATGGTAGCGTCCCCAAATACTAACGGATCACCCGTGCTTTCATCTTTGGCCAATAACGCATCGTCATACGGGTGCCCCGTAGAGGCGCCGCCCGTGCTGCTCGCCTTGAGCCTGCCGGTGCCGTCTAGTTCAAATTTTACTTGCGGTGCTGTTCCTCTCCTTATCCACTTGGAGTTGTTTACAGCTCCCGCCGCACCCTCAAAATAGTCGGAGAACAGCGCCCCATCCACAAAGGTGAAGACTGGCGAATCTACCACGGCGCTCTCATTCCTACCAGTTGCCGCTTTGACCTTAAACTTCCAGTACCCCGCTGCCCTGGCTTCATTGCCTACCTGAATGGTTCCAGCATAGGCTGCATAAGCTCCATTGTTTTCACTAACCAGTATCTCGGATTCACCCAACGAATGCGAGGCGCTCAGGGTGTTGGCCGTATCGTCTGCAGCTAGCGTCGGCGGCTCCGGTGTAGTGTTGCCTGCTGGCGCATCAGCCACCGTAACGGTGTAGACAGGTGAGAAATCGGAGAACTTTACCCCATCAAAGTTGCGCAGCTTGACAAAATACTCGCCAGCCGCAATGTCGGGAATTGTAGAGATCTTATCGACCTCAGCGGCTGTTGCCAGCGTCCACTGGTTTAAGTCCTCCGGCAAGGAGGCATCAGTGGTGAAATAAACGTGTGTGGTTATTGCCATGTCACTTGAATGGTTTTATAGGTTGGACTTGTTACAGAGATGCCTGTCGGAGCCGGCACCGGTTCCTCTGGCGTTACTGGCTGCGTTGGATGCGGCACATTCACCGATACTTTGTAGTTGGGCTTGTAGTGAAAATAAAACTCATAAGTGCCAGCTGGCAAAGGTTCGCCATTGCTTACACCATAGATAAAGTCGTAATCTGCTGAGAAATTGATTGGGTTTACACCATCAGTGGTGATGATGGCATGGTGCGTCTTGTTGATTTCATTGCCTTCAGCCTCCAAAGTGAAGTCAATGGGAGCAGCTTGTACATGCGGCTTGTAGTAGCGATTGTCGTCAAACAGCAGACTTGAAGTAAAGGGGACGTATAAAGAAGTCGTATCTACAGCTCCAATATTCTTCGTGCCCAACCAAGTGATCAGCTGGCTCAGGCTCCATTTATACTTCGTCCCGCTGCTTTCCTGCACCAGGAATACAGCGGCATCTTCCGGAGTGGCCTTGCCAGTATAGCTGGCATAGTTGAAGTTGATAGTACCAGGTGCATCGGTAGTGGCTCCATCGCCTTTCACGATCACGTCACGCACCCAAAGCGTACCATCAGGCAGCGCCTTGCGGGTGGTGGCTGCTCCCTCGTCACCTTTCAAAAGCCCATAAGTTCCCTGCTCCGTGGCATAGATCAGGTCCAGTCGGATCTTGGTGTTATCAACCAAAGCATCATAAGGAAGATCCTGAGCGGCATAAGGCTTCTCAACACCACTCCACTTAGCCAGGCCTGCGCCTACCTTCACCAGGTTGCCTTCTATTCTAACAGTTGGCTCATTCACCCACTCAGCACCTTCCGGAGGCGGCGGCGGCAAGTTTAGTACCTCGTTAATGGCAACCAGCTCATCATTAATTGGTTTCAGCACCGCCTCCAGGCGCTTGGCCAGGCGCAGTACTGTTACCACTTTGGAGGCATCTGTACCAGCTTCTACCTCTGCCTGAGTAGCCAGCTGCACAATGCCTTTTATGAGTTCTGTGGCATCCTTCACCGTAAGCTGATCATCCTTGATGTTGTAGAATGAACTGACAATTGCCGTGGCAAACACGCGCATGTCCTCCGGTGTGATTTCCTCTGTTGTGTTATCTATGAACAGCTGCGCGATGATGCTTGCCAGCTGTTGCCTAGTGTATTGTATGGCCATGTTATGTTCTTCTGAAACCGAATGTGAAGCCTGCGCTGAAGCGCTTGCGTGTGTTGTCCGGGATTATCTCCGCATGCAAGTAGAAAGGTGCCCGAATGTCCGAATCACCCGAAAGCACCAGATCAGTACCATTGGTATCCCTGGTGCGCCTTCCGGTGTTCAGATCCGTGCTGAAGCTCAATGGAAAGTCTTTGGAGCCTACCACCTTTGTAAAGCCGTTATTGTCCTGGTAGAGGGCAATTGCCTTGATGCCGGTGAGGGCAGCGTAAATGTCGTAGAACTCAGGGCCGTCCTTTGGGATAAAGGTCTTTAGCTTCTGCTTGAAGAAAGTGCCATGCTCGTCCTCAGCCTGCGGCTCCTCATAGCTGCCCTCCCCGATCGGGAAGAAAATATCGGCATAGTTGGTATCATCCAGCAGCTGTAAGGGCTGTTGGATGATACCGCCAATCGAATCAGGAATGGCAACCACGTTGGCAACAGGAATAACCCTGATGACACTCAGGCCACCAAGGTTACTGCCGCAAACGGGGTAGATGTGCTTTAGCGGAAGCGCCATTAGCTAAGGAATATGGCCCACTCTGCCTTTCGGCGCTTATCCAGCCCATTGCTTACCTGCAACTGCCCATCGATGCGCGTCTTGTTCCATGCCAGGAAGCTGCGCCCGATAAAGTCTGCTGAGGCCTGGCTGTTTACCTTGGTCACAAGTCCGCTGCCTTTCAGCTTGGTTGCTCCGGTGTTATATACCAGGGAAAGCAAGGCATCATATTGGTTCTGTGTCATGGGCGCATAAAACAGGCGCTTCATGCCAGCCTCAGCCTTGGCTATGTCCTGCTGGAAAATAGCTTCTGCCTCTGCCACAGTTAAAGAAGCTGTCAGCAGGTGCTTCTCATTTTTCAGGATCAGGTGGCCGTAGCCAATGGTCCATAGGCCTGCCTGGTCTTTATAGGCTTTGGCCCGAAACGCCTCATGCCTTCTGATAAAGTTGCAGATGCGCTCGCTGGCCTTCAGGTTAACGGGTAGGTGTTTCATGGATAGTAAATTGATCTCTCGTTGAAATAGGCTCAAACTTACACCCACGCAGGAGGCTCAGGTAGGACGGTAAGCTGGTTTGGGAGCCGTAAACAAATGGAGGCCGCCCAAACCTATCATGGTTTGAGCGGCCTCGGGTTGTGGTGAGGTTCCGGACGGAAGTGGCAAATTGCAGGACGCAACTGGCAAATATCCGGACGGAAGTGGCAAATTTATTTTTACCCCATTCTCAGGTGCTTTTTCAGTGCCTCCGGACGGAAGTGGCAAATTGCAGGACGCAACTGGCAAAAGTCAGGACGGAAGTGGCAAATTTATTTTTTGACCTGAATCAGCTCTGCAGTCACCGCTTTACGTAGCGGAAGACTGAACTTGAGTTTCTTGATCAGAAACCTGTTGCCATCGATGTTCACTTTCCTGTTGAAGTCGATCTTCTTTAGGGCAGGCATGTTCAGGTACAGCTGCCTGATCACTGGCTTAGGGTTCGCCTGCAACTCCATCCACGACTGCAGAAAGGTGGCATAGGTGCCATGCTCCCCATCCAGCTTCAGGCTGTACTGCCCTATCTGTTCTCCCCTGGCATTGTAGTTATCTCCACTGAGCAATGGGTACAACCTGTTCTCCTTCTGCTCCTTTATCGGCTGATACCCTCTGTAGAAGGCAAGCCGCAACGACTGCGGCACGTTGAATACGCCGAAGGGCGCCGAATAGCCTTCCACTCCAAATGAGGGCATCTTCATTGTTTCGTTAGAGGCAGGATTGTTTGTGTCGTACACCAGCACCTGGTTACTATCCAGCGTTAGCGCAATGCCCTGCTCCAAATCATCGCCGCCGCCGTTCACCAGCAACGGCATATAATCCTCTGTTAGGAAACCCCATCCTATCGGTTCTTCCATGAGGCTGTAACGGTAGTAAGCCTTCTCTGAACGCACATAGCGTACATCGTTATGCTCCGGGGTTGGGCCGGTATAGTTCAAAGCCTGCAGATCTGCAGGTGTCTCCACCGGATCAAGGAGGCGGTGCCCTTCCGGAAGATCCTGCACGCGCTCACTGCTCACATCATCATCCAGTTTATAGCGCAGTGTCAAGCCCTGCCTTTCTTCAATCGGCATTTCCACTCCAGGTGAGACATAGGGCGTAAGGTCCTGGTAATCGTTCTGCTCCAACAGATCACGCAGCTTGCGTATGGAAACCGTTTTATCCAATCCTACTTGCACCGAGAGCCCAAACGTATCTTTTAGCGCCTGCAGGAGCTGCGAGAAGGTCAGGTTAGGCAACTGGTCTTTCATGTGAAAGCTGTAGCGGTAAGAGTTGTTGACGGTAAACCCTTCCAGACCACCGGCAGTTGTAAGCCTGTCCAGCACCGTATTGCTCAGGATGTAGAGCTGGCTCAGCTCCTCATCAAAGAAGTCTTCCTGAAACTGCACACCCAGCTCTGCCACTACCTGCTCCAACACATACTTCAGCTTCGGGAAAGGGCTGATGGCATTTGCCGTAGAACCTGAGCTGCCCATCACACTAAACCCTAAGTTATAGGCAAAATAGTGGTAGACCGGGTTGCCTTCACTGTCATACCACTCCAAGGTGCTGCCACCAGGTGCCACGGCCTGATAATCCTGCATGTTATAGTAGTTCACATAGCCGCGGTACTGGGTGTTCTTATCGCCGTACAGCGAGGGGTTATGCACCGGAGCGAACACATAGTCAAAGTCAGCCGGCCTCTTGGCCGTGTCCTGCATGTGGTTAAGCACCTGGGTAAGATCCTCCCCCATCACGCGCTCACCGCCATACCCAAAATCACGGATAGACTTGTTTTTTATCAGCTCTCCAAAAGCTGAGAAGCCAATCTGCACATTGGCCGTGTAGGTTTGTTCGGTAACTTTCCGGAGCTTCAGAATACCATTAATCTGCTCTCCCTCGCAGTAAACCGTACAGGGCCATTCGCGCCTGCTGTCCTTGGTATTGGCCACGATCTCCGGAAAACCGAACACTTGGCCGTTGGGCGCTGCGGGTATGGTAAAAGGCAGCGAGAAGCTGCCTGGTATCACCTCCTGGGCAAACAACGGGTTGTTCCACTCAAAGGAAAGCGAGGTACCGGGGTTAAGCACCACCGGCTTCCCCTCTACCTCCATCTCAATAAGATTTTGCATAGCCTGTCAGGTCAAAAGCGTAATCGTATTCAAAAGTATAACCCTGCCTCCCTTTGCGGGAGCTGTTTAAAAGCCCTCTTCTGGAGAGAACAATCGGCAGCATCTGATTCCGGTACCACTCGTACCTGGCAGGCGAAATAACGAAGTCCTGCAGGTACTCCTGGCGCCAGTCAGGATTTGGGCCGGTACTCTGCTTTATCTTGCGCTGCAGATCGGAAGAGAAAACAAAGCGCTGGCCCTGGTTAGGCATAAAGCCTGGCTGCACGTCCACCTCGCCCATTTCCTCTTTGGCATCCAGGCTATCTTCACGCTCACCTGTGCAGCGCAGGGTATCAAGTCCGCCCCAACTGTTATAGAAAAGGAAGAACCGTTCATCTGTTGCCACGTCCGGAGCAATCTTGTAAACCATGCTTTCGGTGATCTCCACGAACTCAGGAGAGAGCACCGTAACATCTACTTTATCTACTCCTTCAGCTATTGGCTCAAAGGCGGGTATGCACAGCAGTTCGTGCTTCTTAACGCTCACCACCTCATAAGTATAGGCCGGTTCGCTTACGCCTTTTAGCCAGGTACCACGCCTGATCTGCACCTGGCCATGGGTGCCGTCGCTGATCCAGTACAGGTACTCGGGCTGGGCTTTGTTGATGGTCTTCAGGCGCTCGTGCGAGGTGAGGAAATGGCCGAAAGGCGAAAGCTGGTTTTCGAGCGGCATGCCACCCAGGAGCACTGTGCTGGTATAGCTGATCTGCCACTCGCCACCATTGATGCGGTAGCGCACATAGTAGTTGAGCACATTCTTTTTGCAGGCATAGGTAACTGAGCCTACTGGCGGCTCTGCCTTCAGCAGCCGGCTCAGGATGTTATCCAACCTGAAATGGCAAAAGCCATCGGCTGTGGCCACCTTGCTTTGTGGTAATACTACCTGAAAATCCTGCTTGTAGTGCTCACTTTCGGCCAGCAGTTCCAACTCCACCTCTGCCCCTGGCTCCGCGGCTACCTGGTACCAGAATGGGTTGCGGCTATAGTATAGCTTGTCCACGATCGGCACCACCTCAAAGGTGTTTTGTGCGGTACAGGCTCTCGGGCTGGCATCTTTGTAATCTACGGTATAGTTGCCTGGCTCCAAGCCCTCATACAGGCTCTGCTCCTTAAATTCGCCGCCGTTTACACTGTAAAGCACAGGCGGGAAAGAGGTGGTGGCTGCCAGCTGCACGCTGTAGCCATTAACCACCGGTGGCTGTGGCACCAGGTCGCAGGGCGGTGTGTAGCCGCAGCTGGCGCTGTTGTACTCCACCACATCACCCCACATCTCGCCTCCGCTGCCATCGGCCAGTACCTGCTGCAGGTTCACGCCGTTACAGTCGTTACGGATGAAAGTGCCAGCTGGTACCACGTAGCCGCACTCCGCACTGTTGGCAGTTTCTACAGTGGTAAAACCTCCGTTACCGTCATGAAAGTAGCCTACTCTGGTTGTGCCCTCGCAGTTATGATAGAACTCCTGATCCGTTGGCATGGAGGTGTCAACAGGCGGCGGATCATCATAAGGCACACCCTCATTAGTTGTCTTTTCAACAAGTAGTGTAGCTGTGTTAAAATTCCAGAACTCTTCACGGTACTCGCCACCTGTTGAGGTTACTACTACGCGGGTGTACCTGGTTTTTAGGTTAATTAAAGACATTACTCAGCCCCCTCCCACTCTTCAGGTTTATAACACAGGTCCAGGTAGTCCTCTATCTCAAACTCATAGCGCCAGCCTACCAGATCGGTAACGAACATAGGGCTAACCGGCTCCACGGCTCTTTTGGAGAGCGCAAAGCCGCGGTTGTCGCGCTTGATGCGGGACAGCAGGGAGTTGAGCATCTTTAGGGTATCAGCCCATGCCTGGTCTTCTTCGGCATAATCCATGTCGCCGGTATGATCCAGCACCACAATGGCGGCAGACCAGGTGCCGGTAACATTGTCGGCTCCGTTCTCGGAAGGCGTGAAGGATGGGGTTTCGAGCCAGAGCACCGGATAGGTAGTGGTGCTTCTGTCCAGGCTGGCCATGCGGTTAATGCCGCCATGCACAAAGCTGTTCAGCCCTTTCTTTTCGGCCTGAAGCTGCCGAAAATAGTTGATAAAGGAAGGAAAGTCCTGCAGGTTGTTCATTGTATACTGTATGTTACAGCACAAAGAAACATCCTGCAGGCTGGAAGATTAAGGACGTATTTATCAGCTCTCGTTGCCTGATAGTTCTAACAGGCTTGTGTTGGCTTCAAATACCTTGTTTTTGTAGTCGCGCCACGCTTTTCTGGCGGTTTCGTCATCGTACGAGTCCGGGTCGATGTTGTAGACACGGCAGAAGGATCTTACCGCATCCGTCTCGTTTTGGGTGTAATGCACAGCCCCTTTAATGAACTGAAACATTTGCTGCGTGAAGAATTTCTGGAAAAACTGCCCCAGGTGCTGTAAACGTTCTTCGGAAATAGTGTAATGCTTAAGAGATGTAGGCAATACGATTTTCACATGCTCCTGCCTCACAGGGGCAAGCTTCTGGCGGTTGATACGATAAGGGTTCTTGATAAGCACCAGTTTGACAGCATTGCCCATAAACTGATTTTGGTGGACTCTGAGAGGTTCTTCAGGTCCAAATTCTGCGAGCATAAACTGTTTAACGTGCTTTGGTACGGGGATGGAGATAACTACAGATTTCTGCATGTACGTGGAAGATTTAATATTTGAATTTAAACATATTTTTCCGGAAAACATTCAAAACAGATGGCGAAAAAAGTGCAATTCTCTCGCACTCGTAATACAGAAAAAGGCAGCGGCACAAAATTGCACCGCTGCCCTCCCGCTAATAGTGCCTCAGCTTGCCGAAATCTTTCTTGAAAGTAGGTTTGTAGAGTGGCTTTGCGGTATTGTAACCGCTATAGGCTGGGCACCTGGATTGGCATGCTGCCATGCTGATCAGCAGCAAAGTAGCACATAGTAATTTCCTCATGACCTCTGGCTTTAATGAAGCTTAAAGGTATTGTGCCAAAAGCTTAAATAGTCGGACGGGTTATTTCAGAAAAAAAGCCAAAACTTAAATAAGCTTTGGCTTTAGTAATGTTATACCCATGCATGCTTTTCTAAGCTTGCTTTGCATCTCTGCACCAGCAGCTCCATCGTTGGAGGAGGGTTAGCATTCCCAATCTGCTTTTGCCGTTGCTCCTTATTACCTAAGATTACATAGTGATCCGGGAAACCTTGTGCTTTGGCTGTCTCTGTCGGCTGCAGCATTCGAAAATAGCAATCTTCCACATTTACCTGACCATGGGTTTCAACTAGCGCATGCATGTCTTTACAAACCATAGTAGGAAGAGCATCTGTCGCTAATGACGCTTGGTTACTGCTATAGTTGCTGGTGATGAATGGCTGCGATGAAACTAGCCAATTCTGAATGCCGGCCGCTACTTGCGTAGGCAAAGGCTTGCTCAGATCCTCAAGTGTTCTTGCTCCTCTCATTGTTAGAACTGCAGCAGGGCTCAACAAAACACTGTGGTTGATGCCTCCAGCTGTAACACATCCGAGCGGATCTGCAAAGCTTTGCACCTTGCTAGTACCATGAAGTACAGGCATAAAACCAGGAGGAGCTACTAATGCTGTTTGAGCTTTGGTCATTTGAGTATGGATAACATCAAGCAGACCTCTTGTTTTGTCTCCTTTGGAGTTTGCCTGTGTTATATCAAAATGAAATGGCGAAAACATATAAGAGCTAAATCCAGTGCTCTGCGTATTCAGCACATCATCCGCAGCGGAACGGATTCTAGCAGCAATGCCACCGGATGCATTTCTCTGATCCAACAGCAGCGGCTTCAGACCATACTTTTTGATACCATACTCGATACGGGCTATTGTCTTGGCCTTCAGGGGACGCAGCCCATGCTCCTCCCGATCTTTGATGCGGACCATTGGCAGGGTAAGATCCAATGCATTAATGGCTCCAAAGTAAAATGGTGTTACTTCAGAAGCACACTGCCAACACCTGTAAATATATTGCAGCTTATACCTTGCTTTCTTACTTGCTCCTGGTTTAAAGCATTGCACCGCCTCAGTTATGCCACACTGGGAGCATGGTGCTTTCGGCCTGATATCAAGATCAGGCGCCGGGTTGCCCTTCTTCCAGAAAACGATATAGATCCGATCTCTGGATTGAGGTGCATAACCGGTAATACCTTCGCCGTGGGCAAACATAGCATTCAGGTACACGCATTTATGGTTGTACCCTAAAGCATGCATTGCCTTCAGCCATGGAGTCCAAAGCTCCCAATCACGTACATCTACGACATTTTCAGTTATGATGAACTCATAACGGTGTACTTCAGCAAATCGTACCACATCCCACATAGTGGCCCTGCTTCGCACAGCTCCCGGATCTATCATCTTCTGCTGAAAAAAGTCCCCTTGGTTAAGGTTCTTTCTACGCTGGCCTTTAGCCAGGGAATGGTTAGTGCATTCGGGTGAGGCTATCAAGCCATCGGTTCTGCCATAACGGGCGGGATGTGTCTCGGATATATCCGCACAGTCATGATCAGTGTCGGGGTGGTTGGTGTTGTGGCTTTCTACAGCGAGCCTCCAATGGTTCAGAGCCAGTTTAACCTGTACTCCATTCACAGAGGCCGCACCTTCTGAGCTACCACCACAACCACAAAACATATCAGTAAGAGTAATCATTTGCTATTTCTTTATCGGCTTCTTTATTTCAAATCTGTACATAAACCTGAACCGCTTCCAGCTCCAAGATTTCTTGATGCGCCGGTGGAGCAGCCAGCCGAAGCGCCTGGCCACCATCAGTTCAAACTTTGCATCCTCTTCGGTTTCGCACCAAACTGTGTCAAAGTGCATGTTCTCTCTGGTCATGCTGTTGAGTAGATCATAGTGGCCCTGGGTACATACCAGGGCCGTTGTGTTTCTCATCTCCATAAGCTCATCTGATTTTTGTGTTCGTCGCTGATCAGCTTGTCCACCTCAGCTTCTTTGGCTTTGGCCACCTTCAAGAGCTCGTGTGTTCTGCCCCTGGAGTAGTAGTTGTTCTGAGCAGCTCGCATTTCCTTTACTGCCGCTTTCAGCTGGTTATACTTTTGCCAATCCGTCATAGCTCCACCTCCTTCCCATCCACAACCTTAAATTCTAGCACCCATACCCAAGGGTTCTGCTTCCAGCTTAGAGGCCCATTAATGTGCTCCCATAGGTTCTTGAATGCCTCAATAGGCTTATCATACCATCTGAAGTGATTTTTAACTTCTCGATGTGGCTCTACACCACCCCATTCTTCGATACCGAACTTTGCAAAACGGCGGAGGCCTTCTGCTTTCGCATCCTCTTGGCTGATCTCCTTCAGGCGCTCTACTCTGATGTTGGTTATCTCCAGCAGAAGTCGGCATGCAGCTTTAGGCATATGTATGGAAGGGATCGCTTTCCTGCTGCTGGTAATATCAGCAGTTGTTACTGGTGAATTATCAGCTTGATAGCACCATTCATTGCCACAGGTATCAAAGTATAAAGTCTCTCTCACCCAAAGCCGGTCACCTGGTTTACCGTAAGGGCAAAGTTGAGAGGCTATACTTATCATGGCCTCCTGATTTTGTTTATCCTGCCTATCTAATGCCTCAGCAGAGTCCTTCTTTAAAATCCTCCTGGTCTGGGTTTTGCGCCCTTCCAGTATAGCCTGCACCATTTCAGTGCTGAACAGGATTGGTCTTTCTTTTACCTGGGTACTCATGCCTGCACCTCCTTCCCGAAATGCAGCTCTGCAAATGCCTTTGCCTGGTTAATACTTTCACAGTCTTTTGCTGCGATCTTGTCCTGAACATGATCAATTACATGGTAACTGATCACTCCGGATTCTTCATCCTTTTTAGGTGCTATCTCACCCAGGATCTTCTTGCCCCTGGTGATCTGGTAGTACCTGGGCCGGATCTGCGTAAATGTGATACTTTGTTCCATTGTCTACTTTCTTTTATCAGTTAAAAATGTGGGCTTCATAAGCGGCTCGTGCTTGGATACTTTATAGGCCGCACAAGCTGTGTTGCGATTACAAGAGGCAAAGAGTACCATGGCAGCCAACAGCGTTGGCGCTAAAAACTTGATTTTCATAAGGATTAAGATTTAGGGGTTATTGATTAATTGATCTATAAATTACTGGCATAGTTAAAGTCTACTACCTGCTCATAGTTAAGCACCTTGCGGTCTACCTGGCTCAGGATGTTGTACAGCTCCACTGGATAGTCATTGATGATCTCGTGAATGGCTATAAGCTCCGGAGCCGTTAAGGTGATCTTGAACTTGCTGATTTTGGTTTGCTTTGAGATGCGGCGGATCAGCTTAGCGTATACTTTCTGCAGCTGCGTTGCCGCCAGCACCTCGAAAGGGGTTAATCTATCTTCAGGCGAAGTGATCTCCTTTGAAAGGTATTTGACGATCTGCCGGCACAGCTCCATGCCCTCCGAGTGGCTGATCTCCAGTTGTTGGCTGCTCAGGATCATGTCCACTGTCCGTCTTTAAACCTGAAAAGCTCCTCGCCTGTCTGGAGGTCGTAGATGAAGGCGTTCTGAATGCTGCCCTTCCACTTGTAGCCTAGTTTCTTGAGGCGGTTAATGCCTACCTCACGGCTCGGGCCTGAGTTGGATTTCAGCCTGTCGCGGGAGTGGAAGGTGCGGGTGTTGCCATCGGTAAAGTAAAAAATGGCCTTCGTAAGTGCTGTCTGCGCCAGCGTATTGCCAGCGTCTGTGCGTTTGAATTGGGAATTCTGTGTACTCATTTTGTGATACTTAAGGGTTGATTAATTGATTGCGTGAATGGCGTAGAACTTATCCAGGGCGGCACGGCCCAGGCGTTTCATCTTGTTTTCGTGGAAGCGGAACAGCTCTAGCTTTGTTTTGGCCTGCAGGCGCTTCGGCAGCTTCTCCAGCTTGCCTTGCTTGTGCAGCGATATCTCACGCTGGGCGCGGCTCAGGGCGGCATTAACCTCCTGCTGCTGCCTCCAAACCTGCTGCTTGATCAGCCACTCCTCCGTGGCCCTGAATCCTCGCAGGTTCTCGAAGTCGAAGTAACCGGTACCAGGCTTGAACTCCGCGTAAGGCATCGGGGCGTACTTGTCCGGGTGGTTCTCGAAATAATTAGCGGCAAGTGTCAGTCTTTCAATGGCTTCCTTGTGGTATTGCTCCCACTCTTTGCTATTCATTTTAGCAGTGAAACCGCCGTAAACACCACGCCAGATAGCATTTTTGGCCTGGCGCTGCATGTAGTCGTTGAACTGGGCGTTCGGGTAGATCAGTTTCCAGGCAGTGAGCCAGAAGTGCTCGACATAGGCCACGAATACGGCTCTCTGAGCGTCTTTCTCGGCCCGCGCCGCGCCCCCAGTCCCCGTATCCTGTTTTTTTGCTTCTACGGAGCCGTAAAGCCTCGATTTGAGCCTGCTGCCAGCTCGTTGCGCCCCTGGGTTGCCAGTTTCTTGTGTTCCAAGTGTGTGGCAGTCGCCTTCGCCGTCAGGCAAGGCACCCTGTTGCGCAGCAACTCCGCACTTATCCACATGTGTATTTTCTTTTTCTACTGTTTCAAGTGTTTCAAATGCTACATTATGCGGAAGATTATTGTCGTTGGGGGAGGCGCTTGGGGAAATTTCTGCGGTTTTTGGGGTTTCTGTTGCATTTTTCTTGCACAGAATTTCACCCGAAAACAGTACTTCAGGGTTAATCCACAGCTCGTAATCGTGGAAACTTCCGTGGAACACGTAGCCGGAAATCAAGCCCACCTTGCGCAGCCTAGATATATGATTTCGGATGGTGCGATCAGAGCATGTGCGCTTGTCAGCCATCTTCGCGCTGTTGGTAAAGAGGCTCGGCAGATCCTGCTCATGCTCGGGCTCAAAGCCGTGCTGCAGCTGGAACTCATACGCCCTGATATACTCCTTGATCAGGCGCTCTCCGGTGGCCTCCACGTTGCCCGGGATCAGCTTTGTGCGGGTATAGTATAGCTGCTCGGTGCCGTCGGCAAATTTGCGCTTACGCTCTATCAGCGGTTGCTCATTGTTCTTTTTCTGTACAAGTAAGTGCCAGGCAAGAAGGGCCTTGCCTTGGTTTATTTTCTTTGCAAGCATAGTATGTGTAGGTTTAGAAGGATGCAGGGCTGGCGGTGCATGTCTGCGGTGCCAGCCCCTGTTGCAGCCCCTGTATCGTTAGCAATTGGTTTCCACGAATTGGGAAACCTCTCTCTCTTTGTAAGCTAATTGCATTTCCACCTGCTTCAGCTCCTCTGTGAGCAGGCGGTACTGCTTTGAGTGAAAGTCGGCGCTGGCTTTTCGGGCCTGCAGGCTCAGCCTTCTGGACCGCAGCAAAGCCAGCTCGTTTGCGCTGGAGGCGATAAATTCAAAGTGTGTCATTTGTCCAGGGATTTACTTTCCAAGCTTTTGGTGTAATGGTCTTGCATCAGGCTGAGGCACTCTGCCTCCAGATCATGCCACTGGTCAGAAGATTTGTCCTTTATGTCAAGCTGCTCTCTGCGCTTATCAAGGTAAGTCTCTCTGATCTGGCGCATTTCGCGCTGTAGTTGCTCTATTCTTCCCATCATGCCGCTATTGCTTTGTGGTAAGCCCTGAGCCCATTCATTTCAGACCGGATGTGCTGCTTGTCGCGCTCGATGGCGGCAACGCACTCGTCGTAGAGGCTCTGCTCGATCTGGTAAGTCTTGAGTTGCTGCTGCAGCACGAGCAGCTCCAGGTTATAGGCCTGCAGCATGTTGCGGCAAATGCGCAGTTTGCTATCCAGCAGCGGTACTGTGGGGGTTGGGGTGATGATAATTGTTGCCATAATTGTACTGGTATAAATGTGATACTTAATCTAATCCTATGCGACCGTAGGCATCCAAATCCTGCTTGGAGATGCGGTACTTGCCTGGGGCGAACTCCGAAGCCTTCAGCTTCACGATTTTGCCGCCCCGGTCGGGCTTGCCTTCCTTAATCCAGTTTCGTACAACCTTTGTGCAGTGCCCGGTATAAGTGGCGGCCTCGTCAATGGTGAAATAGCGGTCTGAGGCCTTGGCTGCGATGGATCGCAGCGTCTTGATCTCCTGCAGCAGCGGCCCGAGCATGTTCTGCATCTGGCCAACTGTTAGTAAGTCGTTTACAGTCATTCCCATGATTACAGGTTTAAGTTTGTCTGTTTGTTTCTTAGTTCTGCGGGCATGTCCTCCTCAAATAGGTAGGCATTTCTTCCTTTAAAATTCTTTTGGAGCCATTTTTTTAAGTCTTTCATCTCGCTCACACTCATCGGTAACTTAGCTCTGTTCTGCACCAGCAGATTAAAGCGGTGGAGTGTCATGCCCCAGGAGGACAGCATCTCATCAGTGGGCCGGGGCACTAACCCTATTTCCCCGAAGATTTCGGAAAGTCTATTTTTGGGCTCCATATATTTTTTTACACAAAACTTTTAAGAGTTATATAAAAACTACACACACTTTTATATATTTGGCAGTAGTTATTAAGAACTATACGACAATACTATAAATTATTTACAGCTACTGCAATTTTTTTTATAGTATTTTTTTATACCAATGGAAGATTTAGGAAAGAAAGTATCGCAACTAGCTAAAAGTAAAGGGATTACAATTAAGTCCCTCGCAGATCAGATAAGCATGACTGAGACTGGTTACTATGCTGCTATAAGAAATAACAGTCTGAAGTTGACAACACTGTACAAAATTGCAGAGGTACTTGAAGTTCCTGTTTCTACACTAATTGGGGAAACGGAAGAGGCTGGAGAAACAAAGTCTATACAGACGGCCACTGGTATCGGCAATGCTGTGGGAGATGGCAACAAACCAAAAGTACAGATAGGGAAAAAGATGAGCGGCCGCCAGGAAGTATATGGCATGGGCATCGATGAGATCTATATCAAGCTCCTTACCTGTGAGAAGGATCGTGAAGTCCTGAAAACAGAGCGGGATTCCTTTGCCAGGGAGCGTGATTCCTATAAGAACATGGTTGCCCAACAAGCCCAGCTGATTGAGAGGCTAAGCACGAGATAAATACTGAAACCAAACCAATCAAATACACCCTTATGAAAACAACTCTACTTACTATTGCTTTTGCGATAGCCACACTTATAGTATCAGCCCAATCAATAGAGCTGGATGCAACTACAGGTAAATACCAGGTGCAAGCTGTTGAAGAATTGAGCAGTAATTTATCCAAGGATGAGCTTTTCACAAAAGCAAAGCAATGGATAGCGCTTAACTATAAGTCAGCAAATGATGTGATTCAGCTGGCTGATCAGGAGAATGGCAAGATCATCTGCAGAGGCAACTTCTCAACAAACCTTTTCATGAAGAAAGGATGGATAGAGCATACCATGATCCTGGACTTTAAAGATGGTAAAATGCGCTATACTTTCACTGACTTTGTATACACAAGTCCAGGATCAGGAGATTATCCATTTGAAAGCAAATGGGCAAAAGGATATAGAACTAAAGCACACGCTGAAACGGAAGCAAATGTAAAAGGATCTGTAGCCAGCCTTAAGGATTATCTGGCAGGTACTGCAGCTGCTAGTGATAACGATTGGTAGTATGGAGCTCCCTCAGCAGTACTTTATATTAAAAGCTTTTCACAAGCAGCTATTCCGCATTGAGAGAGACAATGGTTATACTGTAGGCAAAATCAGAAAGACTTGTAATGATGCGGCTGTGCTTATTGACGAATTAGTAGATGAGCACCCTACAGATCAGTTGGTACAGGCAAGAGCCAGTGCCCTACCATTGCTTCAGCAAGCACTGCACGAAGCTGATGCTTACGACAGAGGGTATGATCATGATAAAAGGCTGAGTAGCACCCGCACATTTATGCAGGTGCTTACTCCTGCCATTAATGGATTAGAAGTTTTTCTGCACACAGGCTTTTAAAATCTTCGCTGAAGCAGTGAACCCTAGATAGCAGGAACTTCACCTCATTAAGGTTCTCTACTTTCACGCCATGCAGTAAGTCAGCTGTCAGTATGCCCTTTGATAAATGCATGGATAAATGGCCCCTGGAGTAAAGCACCTGGTATGTCTCACCATCTGCATTAAGTATAGATGCAAAGAGGTATGTATCCTGGCAGTTCATCTCAAAGCCGCATTGCTCCAAAAGCTCTTTTACTTGTAGTAGCATAACATCATTTTTAGTACAAGGCAAAGCTATGAAGGCGCTGGCCACAACCACAGGACGAGTTATTACAAAAGCCATGGCCTTATGGTCATGGCTTCTTTTTTACTATACACAAACATTCACAGCTATGAACACCCCTAACTCTAACGGTACAGGATCTTCGCCAGGGGAAGCGAAAGGACTGGGTAACATTGTAGGCAATAACAACCGGTTAAAAATATATAAACCGGGAGCACATGTGCACAACATGCCGAAGTAACAATATAGAGAATACCCCATACAGTGTCAACTTTTATGAATTTGAACTTGCATTGCTGCAGCGGGAGCTGGACCTGATGCGCGACCTGATCACTTCCAAAGACCAGCTGATTGAAGCACTGAGAGCAAACCAAAAGAAATAAGCCATGGAAGTTAACCGCTACTTACGCAAAGACAGACCCACCAAAAAAGGGTACATGCCGATCAGGATCAAGGTAACCTTCGGCAAAGAGCTTTACCTATCCACCGGAGAAAGGTGCAAGCCGGAGCACTGGGATGAGGAAAAGCAGCAAATGGTGGGAAAGGCGCCCTTCGCCACCCAAATTAACGACAAGCTGAACCTGTGGGAAAAAACGCTGCACCAGATCAACCGCGATTTTGAGGAAAAATCCGAGGTGCTGACGCCTGCCAAGCTAAAGGAGGAATTTGACCTGCGCATTAAACCCAAACCTGAGCCAGAGCCGGAGCCAGCACTCTACCCTTACCCTGGCATGGAAGAGGAGCAGCCGGCAGAGGAGCCGCAGTCTGAGTTCTTCCAGCTGTTTAACCAGTGGTGCGACTGGCTGGCCAACAAACGCCAGAAAGGCACTGGACGCAGAACTTCGCCCAATACTATAAAGGGTGTAAAGAGCAGCATCAAACGCTTTGAAGAGTTTGAAAAGCACCGGGGCACACCGCTGACACTGGACGGCTGCGATAAGGCTTTTTACCAAGAGTTCGAAAACTACGTGCTCAACACCCTGAAGCAGGAGATCAATACCTTTGGCAAGCATGTGGCCAAACTGAAGAGCTTCCTGAAGTGGTGCGAGGAAGAATTGGACCTGGACGTAAACAAAAAGTACAGGCGCTTTGAGGCTCCAAGCGTTTACGTGGGGGTAGATGCCCTCTCGGCCAGGGAGCTGACCGCCATTTATAGTATAGACTTCAAATCTGAGGACATCCGGAACAAGGTCTATGCCGCCTACTCCAGCAAGTCCGATTTTGACATAAACGGTCCAGAGATCAGCGCCAAGCTGAAAGACCTGGAGATTGCCCGGGATGTGTTCCTGATGTGCTGTTACACCGGCATGCGGATCTCTGACGTGACCAAGCTCGACTATAGTTATATTCGGGATGAGCATATCGAGATACCAGCCACCAAAACTTTGAACACCTGCTACATCCCGCTTTATGATGATGCCCTGTTTAAGCCCAATGAGATCCTGGCTAAATATGATGGCTTGTACGACACCTGCCTGCCGCCATCTCCGCTGATCAACGAGTACCTGAAAAAGATTCAGAGCTTTGTGAAGCTCAAGCGGCTTAACCTGAGCACCAAGATCGGGCGCAAGACTTTTGTCACGCTTAAGATATACCAGGGGGTGCCAACCAGGTTGATCATGCAGGCCACTGGTCATAAAACCGAGTCGGCTTTTAACCGCTATGCGGGCATCGATACCAATGAGCTAATACAGGAATTTAAGCGGCAGTCTGCTAAGATGGGGGCACGCTTGGGCACGAAAAGTGGGCACTAA